TGGCTCAATCGCACCAATGATTGTTCTTTGTGCTGTTACATAAGTTGAACTAGAACCAATACTTGAAACTGCTTTAACTCTTACATCATAAACATTTTGGTCAATTACATTTAAGACTCTGTGATTTAATCCTGACCCTTGTGCATAGATAATATAATCGCTATCAGAAGCTAGTTTATATTCCACTTGGTAGTAATCAACAAAACTATCAGGAGAAGCACCTATTGTTACATTTAAAGCAACGATAACTGTGCCGTCATTGTATTCAATTAATTGGTCATCTAGTGTTACACTTGCTGGTGGTTGAACATTAAATGGATTAGGTAAGTTAGTTGTTGGTATTGCTGTCGCTTGTGTTTTAGTAGCCCAAGTATAATGTGATGCTTGGTACTCCACTAAAGATAATCCTACAGTTAAATCTTGATTAAAAGTAATTCCAAGAACTCTAAAAGGTTTAGCAGAAAATCCAATACTAGAATGTGTAATATTTACAATATCTCCTATGGCTAAATCATAACCATTAAAATCAACACTAATACCTAAAGATAATGCTTCTCTACTTCTTCTAAGTATTACCTCTGCCATTTCTTCAGCTTGATATTGAGAAGTGATAGTTGAAAATGAAAATCTACCCTCTAAAAGAAAATCATTATCATCAGCTTTCATTGTTGCGTGTTGATCTGCGCTTATTAAACCTGAATCATCTATCGGTGGAAATTGTACTTCATCAACTTGATAATTACGTTCTGGATTAACATAACCAACTATAACTCTATTGTATCTATCATTCTTTGTTGGTGTAGATAATGAATAACCACCTATAATATTATCTTCTGTTAAAGTAATAGATGCTGTTCCTGTTGTTTCTATAATTAAATTATACTTACCAGCATTATATGGAAGATAACCTCTGCAACCTTTTAAAAACTCTCTAACATTATCTAAAATACTTCTTGATGTATCTATTGCAGTATTAATATCAAATATATTTATATCACTACCACCTGAATATGGTGTTACTTGTGTTTCACAAACTAATGAAGCATCATAAAAACTTTGTAAGTCTATTTCAGTTACTGCTAATCCTTTTCCATATCTAGCATTAGTTAAATAATCTAATAAGCACCATGATGGATTAGTAGAGTAAGCAGCAGTTTGTGCAACTAAACCTGAATTGTATGCTACAACTTTTTTACCTTGAATCTTTGCTTGTACTTTTGGTATTCCTGTAAATGCGTCTTGATTCCATTTAAAACGAAGTGCAAGATAACATAAACCAGATAGTTTATGATTACTTCCCCAATTACTTAATGTTGATAATAATGTTGATGCTGATTGACCATCTGTTCCATAATGAGGCTCTACTCTAATAAGACTTTCTGAATCTTTATAAAAATTACTATCTCCACTACCTACTTCAACTGCTGTATTATCTGAAAAACTAGATGCAAATGTAACCACTTTATCATCTACTAATATTTCCTCTATATCGTTTATCTCTCCCTCTGCCATAACGATAGACATATAAAGATAAGTATTATCTGTTCCAGAAGTTTCCATAAACACTCTAGTTCCACCTGTAAGTCTTTCTCCATAAATTACAGGAATGTTTGCGTCATTGGATTGTTTGTTTAATAATATACCTCTTTCAAAATCATCAAATTCATTAGTTCCAAAGTCAGGTATTTCAGGAACTTTTGGTCTTAATGCCCAAGATATAAATAAAGTTATACCTAAAGACACCAAAGGATTCATGTTTCCAAAAAACTTTGATGCTTTGGCTACTGTGCCTATAACTTTTCCTACAAATCCACCCATTATATTTCCTTAACTATCATTCTTTTAATTTGATTATCTTCTACTCTTAACCAAGTAAAATTATCTTTAATGCCTTTAAATTTATTAGCCATATTAACACACCATTTAAAAATATTTCTGACATTCTTAATAGCAATAAATTCTACAAATACTAAATGATCTCCAGAGTTCCATTCCTTGTAATTTATAATAGCTGTTTTTTTAAAATGATTAAAAGCATAATCAGATAGATAAGCCCAATTAGTAAAACCAACCAAAGTATCGTTGTGATAATGTTTTTTATATTGGTTTAAAAATATACTAGGCTTGATGTGATGTTGTAAATCAAGATCGTGTAAATCGTCATATTTAGAATAATTTCTGTATAGAGATATAATATCTTGCATTACTCTCTACCCCATTTAATATCTTGTACTGTTTGAGAACTAAAATCCATTCCAACATCTGTACTAAAGAATCTTTGCTGTGATGTATTATTAGTCTTTCGACCATTCTTTTTATTAAAGTCTGCCCAATGAGATACAATAGATAATGATAGTGTGCTTGATTTCTCTTGTTCTTGTATTTCAAAATTTTCTATACTTCCTTTATAAAGTAAAAAAGGGTCAGCAAATATTGTGTTATCATCATCTAGCAATCCTCTATAAATAGTTACAGTATTATTAATAACATTCTCATTTAAAACTACTGAAATATATGTTTGGTCTGCACCTGATAAAGTTAAAGTAATACTAGATTTACTTACATCTGTTTGTTCTGAAAAATCTGATATGCCTAATAAATGATCTGACGCTAGATAAGTAACTGATGAACCAGATATTGATGAAGTTAATGGAAAAGAACAATCAGTAATGTTAATAGGAGTATCGAACCCAAGAGTGATAAGATGGAATGGTCTAATATCATTTGTTGCTAGTTCGTTCTTTATCGCTGTTGTCAGGCTTCTCGTCATATTCCTCAAATGTTCTTCTGGTTACTTTTATTGAATCATTGACAGTATAATTAGCATTTTTAGATGGTTCACTATACTTTCCGTGATTCAAAGATTGAGAATTAAAATCATCAGCTTCAATTATTTCTTCAGCCAAGAAATCAACACTAATCCAATACTTGACTTTATATTTCATCTATAAGGCTTCTTCAACATCAAATTGGTACTCATAATATAAATTACCATCTTTATCTACACCTGATACTCCAAACTCTTGAATATCATTTGTTAAGTGTACTGTGAAAGATACATTATCATAAGTAACTATTGAATCATCTGCAAGTGCCACAAGTAAAGGTGGCTCTATTGTAACTGTTGCTGCATTACTTGAACTTGTTACATCTGCTACAACCATATAAACTTTATCATGTGAAGCAAACTTTATAAAATCTCCAGCTTTAAATCTTCCAGCACCATCTCCAGCAAATGCGTCCATATCAATCGTTGTATCTCCAACTGCGTGAACTCCATTAACTAAAACTGTTCCTGATTCATTACCTCTAGCATCTTCTATTTCTGGTGGGATAATTGTAAAGTTTTCTTTGCCTGATCTTTGTTTAACTATAAAAGCCATTAACTCTCCATAAACATCTGATCTTTTAGCAGTAATAATTTGAACTGAAAATGCCCATCTTTGATTATCTATTTGTCTAGCAAGTTTCTTACCAGATACAGTTTTTGAGATAATAGTATTTTGAATTGACTTTATTCCTAAAGTTCCAAATTTAGCAGTTGATATAGGAAAAGCACCTGACATTAGATTAAGTTTTTACTCCCTCTTTCATTTACTGCGTTATTAATTAATTGAGTGATAGTTCCTCTTGATCTAACTAATAAATCTTCAAAGCCTGAAGCATCTACTGTGTTGATATTAAAATTAACTGTTGTACTTCCACCACCTGAACCACCTCTAGCATTTTGTTGTATCTGTCCTGATTGGTTTGGTATAAATAATTCTGCACCTTGTTCTCCTACCATGTAAGGTTGTCCTTTTTGTACTGAACCACCTGATGCTTTACCTCCAAAAAATCCTTTTAAAGAACCTAATCCCATAAGATTTGAGCCTAAACTTAAAGATGCTTGTTTTTGTTTTTCTCTTGTAATTAATTTTTCTATTGCAAGTTCAACACTTTTTCTTGCAAGGATTTCTATCAATGCACTTAATATTTTAACTCCTAATTGTTGAGCCATTTTCTTAAATGATTCTGATAATTTTTCTCCAAGTATTACTGATTTAGCAAAAGCATCTGAAAAATTTTTAATTCCACCACTTAAACCTTTACCTATTGTTTGACCAATCATTGTTAATTTACCTTGCATATCTTTTATAACTGTTTCGTTTGCATCTTTAAAAGAAGTAAATACATCTTTAAAGTTTCTATCAATAGCTTCAGATAATGTTTCCATTTTTGCAAATTTTTTAACTAAATCAGCATCATTATTTCCTTTTTCATTATTAGGTTTTGGTTGTTTTTTATTAATTAAACCCATAAATTCTGCAGCTTCTTTTAATTTAGCAATAATTATATCTAAAGAAGAAATAGTGGCTACTGCTGCTCCAATTAATAAATTTTTTCTAATTGTTGCGTTAAATCCTAGCATAGCACCATTTGCAACTCCTATTGCAACTGATAAATTATAAAAAAAAGAAACTACTTTTAAAGCTATAAATATTCTAAATGCAACTACTATTGCATCTATATTATCTTTTAAAAATTTTAGAAATTTTGCTGTTCCATTAATTGCTTTACTTAATCCAGAACCAATCATTAAACCAAATTCTGTAATTTCTTTTTTGTTTTCTTCAACTGTCTTTTTTAAATCTCCTAAATTACTTTTTAGTGCATCAAAAAAACCTTTAGAAACTTCTACTTGGAAAATAAAAAAAGCATCTTTTAAGTTAGAAATTGTACCAAATAATGTTTTAGAAAGTTCTTCCATAAGATTTCCAAACTCTCCACCTTTTCCAAAGGCTTTGTTCATTATTTTAATAGTATCTAAAGCATTAACACTAACACCAGCTTTGAATCCAGCCATACCAGCAACACCTCTTTCTTTAAGAGTTTCTGCTGAAGCAATACCAGCACTAAATGCTTTTTGAATTTGGAAAGATGCAAGTGCAAAATCTCCACCCATTTGTGCTGCTACATTACCTGTAAGTGTTAATAAATCATCAAAACTTAAACCAGCTTCTTCTGCATTTTTTCTAACAACTGCTAATGAAGTTACACCTTGTTGAACATTTTTTAGTTCGAATGGAGTTCCAGCAGCAAATTTTGTGATTGATCTTAATGCCTTTTCTCCCTCTTGTGCAGAACCAAATAATGTTTTTAATTGTACTGATAGATTTTCTACTTGTATTCCAGCATCTATAAATCCTTTAACAACAAGTCCAGCACCCAAACCTATAAAAGCATTTTTTAAATTAAATACAGATTGTTTTAATCTTGATAAACCTTTTTGAACATTACTTAATGCCTGTTTGGATTTATCCTTTGCTACTATGTCTATATTGAGTCTTTGATTTGCCATTATTTTAAATTCCTTACTTCTGATAACGATTGTTTCGTTTTATACTGTTCTTGTTCTTTTTTCAAGTAAGCTAACCAAAGATTATAATGGCTAACAGGCATATCAAGAACTTGTTGGATTGTAATGTGTAATCTATCTGCTACTATTAACAGCGACCTAACATCATGGTCGCTATCTACTTTTTTTCGGCTTCCTCAAAGGAAATATCTGCAAGTATCTTATTTGATATTGTTGCAATAACATTAGAGTCTGCTTTTTTTCTTAATGCAAATTTATCTTCTGGACTAAAGGCTTTAATCATTTCTCCTTTGTCATCTTTGACTTGGAGTTTCATTATAAGCAAATCAACAAGAACAGTTAAGTCTTGAAAATTATTAGACTTCTTAAAGATAATGTTTTTTTCTTCAAGGGTTAATGGCTCTGAATAGAATACACTAGCATTACCATGCTCGTCTTTCCATTCTTCTACCTCAATAGTGATAGTTTTAAGAGTTTCAAAATGAGATTTAACTCTATCAATAACTGACATAAATTAGATTATACAGTTCCTATTGTAAGTGTGCCTGTGCCTTGAAAAGTAACAGTTCTTGAAATAATTGCGTCCATTGCATTATTGATACTCATACCTGTAACAATACCCGTTCCTGTGTAACTTGCATCTCCTGATTCATTACCCTCTGGTAATAAAACAAATGAGATAGAAGCACCAGCAAGTAAAGTTTCTTGTGGAGTATCAGATTCATCAAAGTGCATTTCTAAAGTACCAGAGAATGAAGTTCTACCTGTTACAAATGATTTAGTTCCATCTGATAAAGCAGTATCTTCAACTACATCTCCTGTAGTTTCAAGTGTGAAGCTAGTTAGTTCCCCAACTGCTGTTCCACCAGCTGTTACAACTCCTTCTTTTCCGTGATGTGTTGCCATGTCTTTTTATCCTTGTTAGATTTAGTTTGTTTAGTTTCTTTTTCTTGCTTAT